TCAGATGATGAGGCGCTGCCAAACGAAACATAAGGATAAGTCGCAGCCGATATATTGCCATTCGGATCGGCAGGAGGATTGTCATAGAGCTTGTCAGCGCCGATTAGCGCTGTCAGGGCGGCATTCTGCGATAACCGCGCAAAGATCGCGGTTTGAAGTTCCCAAACTGGATCCATCCATCAGCCTCCTGCGGCTACAGTTTGTGCTGCTTTGGTGACTGCTCGACGAATGCGGCTCTTCACTTCCTTCTCTTTTGCTCGCCATGTGACGTAGAAGAAGGGTTGCTTGCCTTGTCCAGGGTTCTGGGTGCCGGGGAACATGCCTTTATTGGTAAAGCCCTGGGTACCAAACTCGATCCATCGAGCGTAGTAAGCTTCCTTGTTGCCAGCATAGATCGTGATCGTCCAATCAGCTCCAAGGCTGGCTTCGACTGTCGCAATAACCATGCTGCCCTTTGGAGCCTTACCCCAAGTCCATCCGATACTATTGCGAAGGGTGCCATCATCTTCCGCAACACGACGTTTCATCATATCGACGATATCGTCAGCGCCCTGCTCCATTGCAGCGCGCACCATGTCACGGGCGACTTTTGGCAGGCGCTTGAATTTTTGCTCAAGCTTCGCCAATCCAAGAATCTTTGCATGTATAGCCATCAGCCACCGCCCTGCACGACAGCGCGCATTTCGATGTACTGATTAACCTCGTCGGGATTTGCGCAAGACTGTATCTCGTAAAGAACGCCGGTTCGCTTGTTTCTTGCCCGCCAAGAGGGCGTGACGTTTCGTGTTCGCGGTTCGCTTCTCACAACGAGCGTATAAGGCTGAATACCTTGAGTACGGGCCGCGATATCAGTTTCAGAACCAAGTCGGGGCTGCAAACGAGCGGCAGTTTCGAATTTGTCGACCCAATCCTGACTAGTGCCGCCGCCTTCGTCCCTCATCGCTTCACGCTGCTGAAAGACGACAATGTTATTGAGCGCTCCAGCGCCCCTACGTGTCGCCATCCTTCTCACCTTTCCTCGGAGTTTTCAGACGAACAGCCTTGTTGCGTTCGATTGCAGCAGTTGCGCAAGGCGAAGTCACAAGGCCAGACCAGCCAGCCTTGTAAGCGATGGTAACTTGCGGCAGCGGCTTCCAATCAAAGTCTTCGGAGAAGCGAACCCAAGGCATTAACCTGCGGCGGCCTCAAGAGCTGCGATACGAGTTGCAAGCGCCTGTAGTGTAACCTGGAGATTACCAGCAGCTAGACCGCCGGTTCCGGCAACAATCTGAAGCGCAGTAGCTGCAGGAAGAGCATGCACATGATCTGCACGTGCAGCAGTGGTGCCCGTGCCGACAGCAGCAGCGGCGGCCAAAGCGGCAGGAGCGGTGGTAGCTACAGCCAAACTCGACGTACCCGCTCCAATAGCGGTTCGCGCAGCTGCCTGATCCGCACCGGCAGCAATTATCGCCGGCTTGCCGGTAATGTCGGCCCAAGCAGTAGCACCTCCGCCACCTTCAAGGCCTTCAACCGTTGCGCCGGCTTCAACCTTCAGCGTGCCGCCAATGACGAGCGTATCACCGCCGTCGGTTTTGTAATTCTTTGGTTGCATTCATTAATCCACTTCAGGAATAGAACGCCAAACACGCCACGGAGCCAATAGAGCGCGAACGTGTCGAGGTAAAACCACCTCGCCCTGTGCGCTCATGTCAGGCTCTCTGTTTTCGTACAGATCAGCTGTAACCAACAAAATTGCCGCAACAATAGCGGGACCAACAGCAATGCCGTCAGGCATCGTTGGAGTTTCGCCGGTCGCGACTACTTCTCGGTCGAGATATTCCGTAACGATAGATTCCGCAGCAGCCGAATAGATTTCAATCTGGCTGTCTTCGTCATCATGAAAGACGCGTAAGTGGCGTTTGACTGTCTCAAGCTCTAATAGCGCCATATGACCCTCCCAAAAGGGAGGGAGGCCGGAGCCTCCCAGCCGCCATTATTCCTCGACGTCGCCGGTAACGAATGCTTCAGGACGATATACGGCCAGAGCAAGACGCTCTTCCACGCGGATCGTCAGCATGTTCTTGACGAAGTCGTCTTCGTTCTCGCTCGAAAGCAGAACTTCAACGTCCTGGCGGTCAAAGATCTGAGCGGCAAGATTGAACGCACCGGTCAGGAATTCATTGACTGCCATGGCCTGCGTCTGAACCACTGGAAGGTTCCAGAGGGTCGGAGCAGTGGCGCCCTGAGCGTTACCGATGATGTAACGACCTTCGCCGTCCTTCGTCAGTTCCAGCTTGGCCCAATCAGTTGGATTGAGAACGAATCCAGTTGATGGGTATTCGGCGAGAATTACCTGCAACACTGCGAGGCGCAGACGATCGATGCCGTTTGCGGATGCCGGCGTAAACGCTGGAGCAAAGGCCGTAGCCTGCGGCAGAAGGCCATTCAGGTTCTGGCCGGTGCCGTCACCGTTGAGAAGCTGGGCTTCCTCAACGAACTTCAGTCCGTACGTGCCGCGTGCATTGATGTACGAAGCCAGTGCTGGAGCGTCGTCCATGATCTGGCGAGAAGCCTTGAAGATATGAGCGATCGTGCGAACAGGCGTCGTTTCAAGGTCGAATGTAATGTCCGACTTCGGCTTCGGCGTGGTCGGCGCTTCGGCCACCGGAGCGGCGTTGTTGGTAAAGCCCGTTTCCTTTCACCCTGTGCAAGCAGATCACGGATCGTGAAGTTGCGGTTAGGCGGAGCAATGATGCCTGGCACGCGATGACCGGGCACAAGAGATGTGGTATCCGAACGACCGGCACCGACGGTTGTGTTGGCAGAAGTGATATCTGCGCGCTCCGCCTTAACGCGAACGGAACTTCGACCGCCCTTATCCATGGCAAGGAACTTTTCGGATTCGACCAGATAGTCGCCGAGGCCCTTAAAGCCAGCAGTTTCGACTTCTTTCTCACGAGCAGCGCGCTTTTCGAGTTCGCTGATACGCGTGGTGGCCTCACCAAGCTGAGAAAGAGCCTTGTCGGTCTTGTCCTTCAGCTCAGTAGAAACCTCGCCGTTTGCAGCAAGTTTCGACGTAAACTCTACTGCAAGATTGCCGACCTGATCTTTAATGAAGGCAAGCGAAGTACCAAGCTCGCCGATCTTATCGGCTAGATTAATATCGGACATAAGTCCTCCTGATGTTAAATTTTGAACGATTTTGTTTCAGCGATGAGCTGATCTAGCGCCGCCGAAACAGCAGCATCCGCATCGACATCAGGTTCCCCCTGATCAGACTTGAGGTAGAGCCGAGCGGCCCGCTCTGCCTCTGAATTCGAACAGCCAACAAGACCCTTGAGGCCATTCTCGAACTCACGTTTTGAAACTTCATCACCAGCACGGATCTTCGCGATCAGCGTGTCAGCATCCTGAGCACGCGCCGTGTTTGCGGCTTTGATGCGCCGAATTGGCTGAGGTGTCGCATCGGAACCGTATCTCGCCAGCGTTTCGTCTAGCGTGGCGATCCGGTCAGCCATTCCACGATCAATCAGTTCCTGTGCGAAAAACACGCGACCTTGACCGAACCCGTCCTCTACTTTGGACTTCGTGACGCCGCGGCCTTCCGCCACTGCCTCAACAAAACGGCGATAAGAATAATCAACGCGATCCTGAATAAATTGTCGGGCATCCTCACCCAAAGGCTCAACTTCGTTGCCTTCGACCTTGTATTTGCCCGCTGAAATATACGTGCGCTTTACGCCATTCTTCTCGAGATACGCAGAAACATCATCGTGCGATGTGTAAACGCCAATAGAGCCAGCCCGGCCGGATGGCGTGACAACAATCTCGTCGGCCGCAGATGCAATCCAGTACGCTGCACTTGCCGCCAAACTGTTGACCTGTGCTATGATTGGCTTGTCACCGCCACGAAGGGAGCGGATTTCAGACGCAAGCTCATCAGTGCCCGGAACAGCCCCGCCCGGACTATCAATGTCCAGAACGACAGCCTTCACATCATCATTAGCTAACGCCTCGTGGATGCTTC